CTAGCGCCTCCTTTAGAGACTGTTTTTTGCTGTGGTATAAATCTGTACGAAGTCAGTATTTTCGAGATCTGTGAATTTTTGCCCGAGCTCTGTCATTTTAGACACGATTGCACTATCCGAGCTTCCGCCCGCTTGGATCTTCTCGGCGATCTCCTTCAAAGTGTCGAGCTCTTCCGGAACGCCTTCGCCCAGAATAGCTGTTTTCACGCCTTGGATTGCGGTATCAAGTTGTTGTTGAGTGATCCCACCTTGCCCGATCTCGCTCTTTTCCGCTTTATTCGCAAGTTGTGTCTTGATATCTTTAATATCTGTTCCGACTGCTTGCGCGAATTGTGTGAGTTTTTCTGTATTTAAGCTCATTTTTTCTCCTTTTAAATTTTAGCTAAATTGTATAGAGTCGTTAGATCCGGGAATTCTTCCACGATTCCGCTCTCTTTGTGCGCTTCGATAAACTTTCCGATCTCTTCCTTTACGTCGTTTTTAACAAGCGCTAGAACTTGCTCGCTTGTGTACTCGTCCGCGGACTGGATCACGTCAACGCGAACGTTTTGATCGCTTGGGAAGACGTACCCACCGCATGACACCTCCACGAGATAGCTCTCGACTGGAAGGACTTTAGAAATTCGAAACATAACTTTTGAATTCGTGACGACGCCTTGGAAAACAGCTTTGCCTTTTGACGACGCGAGCGTGATTGTCGCATTTTCGCCCTCGAGATCGACCGGCTTCCAATACTCGTCTAGCAATTCAAAACCAAAAAGGGACGCGGAATCGCCTTGTTTGACGATCCGCCCTCCCTCGATCTGCCTTAAATTTGTAGAGTTTAATCTATTCATTCAGGCCTCCTCTATTTTTACATATCCACGCAATCGTCGAGATATTTATCTTCTACCCATTGCGCGCTGTCTGGATGGTTGATTCGTGCCCATCCGTTCAATTTCTCATAGACGCGAACGCGAGTCCCGGCCGGCAAGAATTCCTTGTCTTGGCTATCGATCCGTGGTCCGGCTTCGACGTAATAATCAGTCGTGAGCGTGCCTTCGTAATATGGCTTATCTGACTTATTCAAGCGTGTATTCACGTCAAGCTCGCGATCGAATTCACTTTGCGCGGGTGTCGGTACGGGTGTACCACTCTCACGGAAGACGATCTCGCGAGGACGACCGTTGAGATCCCAAATATAGTTATAATCGTTCTCACTCACGCCGTCCATGCCATAATTGCAATGGATCGCGGTATTTTCGCCAGTCATAATCAAGATATGGCCGAATGATCCGAGAGAGCTTGATCCGTCTCGCGGAGCCCAGATCACAACGTCCCCACGACGAGCGTCGAAAGTGCCATCCACCGCGTCGAAGATCTTCGGATATCCGATTGTTGGGAGCACTCGTTGAAGCGTCTCCGTATTATTATTCAGATTGATCTCGAGCGCGTATGATACAGCGGACGAGCAATCGAACTCGATACGTCCGTCTCCGTCTGCGTCGTTCCCGTTGCGGTCTCCCATATCATAGTGAACCGGGATCGCTTGCAAGTGGCGCATACGGGCGATACTTGATTCAATTTTACTCATTGAAGGCCTCCTTATTTCTTCCATTCATCGTTAGCAGCTTTGACGGCTGCCTCGATAAAGGTATTCATTTCGTCGTCGCTCAAGTAAATATTGTGCGTTGCGAGTGTCTCGATAAGACTTACTTTCGCATGCTCGAGCTTGTCTTTTCCATGGATATCAAGCGCCCCGGCCACTTGCTCGGTTGCGTTGACGGCGTTCTTCGCCAAAATTTCGACCACTTGAACGGCTTTCTTGCCACCGCGAATCAGCAAGTAATCTTTCAAGGCCTTAACTACGACCCCAGTCAAAACGACAAAGATACTCATTGCGGACGTTGTGATGATGTTTGTAATTTGATCCATTTTATTTTTCCTCTCTAATTTCAAGATCCAAGAATCGCTCGAATAATACTTTGATAGCACCGTTTCCGCCTAATTCGACGTAACTTTCATATAATTTCGAAATTTCTTCGATCTCGTGTTGGTTAGTGTAGCCCTTCTTCAAGGCGTTTTTTAAATTCTCTTGCAATCGAAAACGCTGAATACGTTGCAAGCCTTTTCCGATAATAGTCAGATTCTTATTATTATCTTTTCCGATCTCCTCGACCGTGTGAACTGACTTTTCAAGATCCTCGATCTTTTCTGATAGATCGCTTAATCTCTTGTCAGCTTCCTTTGACGTTTGAGTGCTCCGGTACGAAAAATAACTTGGAATCATCACGACAAGAATCGTCGTGATACGTTCCATAAATACCGACCAGTCCAACTTAATCACCCCCTTTTAGTGAAAGTGATTCTTACTGTACCGGTTGAGTCTCAAGATCGCCCGTTGCTTGCGGTTGTTTAGGCTCGGTCCACTTCCAAATTCCGAGTTTGCCGTTTTGGTGCAATGACTCCAACTGCTCAAGCGTTTCGCCTTGATAAGTAAATGGCTCGGTTACTTGGATCATGACGCGCTTACCTTCGCTGAATTTCTCGGTATGGTTTGGATCTTCGAGAGCGAAAATCGCTTGCGCCGGATAAGTTACGCCAACTTTTCCAAGGTCAACCAATTCAAGGCCACGTTTAAAGACTGTCGGATCTAGCGGACGATCAACGTCAGTTACGCGAGCAAGTACGCTCCATTCTGCAACGTCTTTCACTTTTTGAATCTCTTCGTCCTTCTTCGCGAGTTTCGCTTCGTACTCTTCTGCTTGGACGTGTAAGTCCTCTTGTAATTTCTTGACACCATCCGCCGGATTGAATTCTGTCGCGACTTGTCCGAGGACTGCTTGGATCAATGCTTCGTCTGATTCGTCGTAACGATCACCAATTAAGACGCGATCGAACGCGGTATATGGTGACTCTTGACGGATTGCGACGAAAGTCCGGTTGTTGTCATGGTATTTATTTACTACTTTAAATGTCATATATTTTTATTCTCCCTTGTTTTGGTTTGCTACTTCATCGAATAGCTCTTTCAATGCCTCGTCTGCCTCGAGGGTTTGGCTTACTTTGTTTAGTTGCGCTTGTGCTTGTTCAAGCTGTGCTTGCGTTTCTGCTAGATTCTCTTGTGCTTCCTCGTATAAGACCTTGTAATTTGTAGCCTCTACGATAGCGTTAGCGAGCTTCTGCGCGATCTCGTTTACAAATTTATCTACTGTGTTCATGGTGTCCTTTCTAAATGTTCGTTCGATAATAGCCCGGCGCCCCTAAATTATTGCGTTTCAAGTGATCTTCAATCCCTTTAAAGTTTTTGTCAATTAAATTAAAGAGTTGAACTAATGAATGCCCCTTTAAAAATATTGCCTTCCCGGCTACTAACGTATCATCTAAAGTTATTTTATTAAGTCCCCACAATTCTTTTGTATCATTGTCAAGACTTACCCCAGTTGAAAGGGAATTAGAAGAAAAATCCATACGCTTCCCGTAAAAAGTAATCGCCGTTTGTACGTTGCTCCCCTGTCGCCCATTCCATATCTGAATACCCGCGGAGGTGTGTTCGATCCCTGTTTGGCCGTTCCGGTTACTCATTAATGAAGTATAAGCACAAGGTACACCATTAATAGCGCCTTGACCGAAAATTAAAAACTGCATAGGCTTTCCATCAAACCTATTTCTAATTCCCACGTCTGCCTCATTCATTTCTAACCATCCTGTTTGTAAGTCAAAATCAGTAACACCATTAAGGGATGATAATTTTCCACCCTTGATAATATTTGCGGTCAATCCCTCGGTTGCGACATTCTTCGCTGTAACATTGATAAGATTAGCTTTTTTTGCGTCGATCTCGTCAATGTGTGCCGTGCCGATTTGAGCCTTACCGATCATGGATTTTTTAATCACCCCGTCTTTGATGATGGTCTTCTCACCGACTGAAAGCAAGCCCTCGTTAATTCGGACAGACCCATCGGGGTTAAGATTGATCGCCCCCAGTACGTCCCCGGCACTTGTCAAATTCTTCACCGACCAAGACCCCGCGAGTTGCGTGACTTGCGTCCGTGTAGCCTCGACCGTTCGATAGGCGTCGTCGAATTGACTCGGTTTATATGATCCCGTGTGAGGCCCACGAACGAGCATAGGCTCTTTAATTTGAACATATCCGTTTTTAACTAAATAGAAAAATACCGGATTGTTTCCCACTTGGTCGAATTCCAAGTCCTCCGACATTTGAAACGTGCCTTGAAATTCTTGCCATTCGGTAGATACGGGTGTCTCCGAATTCGCGATCGTTTTCTGCAAAACTGACTTATTTTGCGAGTGATTTTTGATCGTTACACAAAATTCATGGTCGAGTTTTTGCATGATTCTATACTTAAATCCTAAAGTATAGACTTCGCCTTTTAAGATTTTAGGAACGTACAATGGAAGCGTAAATCCGCCCCAGTTAAAACTCGTTAGCCCTCGGGCGTAAATCGAAAAGACTCCGTTTTGAGGCGTAATTATGACGCCGGGTTTCTCACCCGTCACCGTGTTTTTATCCATGGTTTGAGAATTCACGATCAGATTGTTATCACTAACAACAAGATTATTGACTTCTGTCTGGAATATCTCGCTAGACATGACAAGCCGTGATAGCTTGTCTGGTGCGTCTGTCTCGCTTGTTCCGATAATACGCTCGTAGAGTTTGTTACTCTCGGTTAGCTTGTTAAACTCAATGGTTTGAGTTCTAATTCTTCTATCAGCTTCATTTGCTTTTGTGATAAGATGGGTTAGGTCAATATTCGCACTTGTTTTGAAATCATCAAAAACCGTTTTAGGTGTAAATTCAGTTTTGATATTTTGCAATATCTTGTTATAAATAACCCCGCTGGGTGTCTGATTGAGCGTCTCTGTGACTTTCTGTGTCAAGTCTTGACTTGATAAAATCTGCTGCTTGATCTGGTCTGATAACTTGGTTGTGTCCGGCAATGTTCCGGCTTTTTTAAGAGCCTCTTCTGCTCGCTTGTTAGCTTCTGCGATGGCCTTGTCGGTCGTAGCCTTGGAATCTGTAAACATTTTCTCGAGCTTCGAGCTGTCGAATTTTAAATGTTTGAGCTCCCACTCCGAACCGTTCCAAAAGTACAGCTCGGTCTCTTCTCCAACGGTCAGATATAACAGATCTCCACGATGAAGAGTGCCCCGTGGTTGATCCCGAGGCTTCTCCGCTCCATAGTAAGTCGTGGTCTTTCCATCTGCGCTGACGAGGGCTTTTGTGGCAATAGCAAGGGCGCTTTCTGCGTATTCCTTACTTTGCCCCACGCTTCGCATGATCGAGCCTTCGGACGAGATAGCCTTCTGGACTGTTCCGATATCGTTACACGTTACCTTATGAGATAATAGCCGGCCCGTTACGTCATAATGGCTCTCATAAGACACGATACGGATCTTTTCGCGGAATCCGATCGTCTCGTTAATAGCCATGATATAGTCACCCGCTCGAGGCTTTGTGTACTTATAGCCGGCCCGTGTCAAGTCTTCCATTTCAAGTTGAACCGAAATAGAATATGAATTGTCCACGTCGTGCTTGATACGCTCTAACAACTTACCGGTATCTTTGTACCTCTCGTCGCTGACCGGCTCGCCTTCGATACGGCCATAGATACGAGCAAGTGGGCTTTCGTATTCTGTTTCATACCGACCCGCGTCGTGATTTTCTTCGTTCTTCCACGCTCCGAAACCCTTCTTATAAGTGATAAAAGCTCCGATATTCTTTTCGAGTGTGAGCTCGTTCATGTTGAAGTTCTTTCGGACCACGGTTGAGAGATCCGTTCCGACCTTCTTCACGATCCGGACGACTTTCCCAGTCACCGAGAATTCAAGCCCCGCTGCCTTGATAACGTCTTTAAACATAGACAGACGTTTCGCGTTCCCGAAATTTTCTTTCCGCATGGCGTTTGCTTGGGCTTCGATGACGTACCGATAACCGCTATTCTTAAAAATAGCCTCGATATAGACTTCGAAGCGATTTGAGCCATTAAAGACTTGATAACAGTTGGAATGATCGAAATCATAGAAGAATTGGTGAACTGCGTCGAATGATACAGACAAGCTCCGACCCTCGTCCTTGGGCTTCGCGTAAATGATCTTGTACGTTTCGCCATCCCATTCAAACGACCATCCACGATCAATCTTTGATAATACTTTGTCATTTGAAAGGATGGTTCCGGACACGGAACGCTCGCCGTTTACCGCGTTTTTCGTTGTAAATTCGACTTGCGCCCCGTATCCGTTGCCCTTCTCATCGTAAAAAGTAAGCATTTTTCCTCCTTCCTACTTGTATAATTCCTTGAATCCGAGGATCTTGATCGTGCCTCTAAAATTCGTAAACCAAGGTATTTTTTTGTTGATTTTCGGACGAATCACGAAATATTCAAAATTAGTCCGATTGTTAACGTTCGTTTCATTCGTCCCAGACACTAGCACCGTTTCAATCCCACGCAAAAGTAATTTCTGCCCGGACCGGACCGGCGTTTCTGCGTGTCGATAAGTGAACCGACGGCCGTCAATCTCAACGAAAAAGTCGGTATTGTCAGCACTTGCCGTCAATTCAACGACAAACGGGACTTCTAGTTGGCTCAACTGTGCCGTGCCCGCATAATCAAACGTATTCGTTGAGAGCGCGAGATCCTTCGGTACTGTCTCACCGAATGGAAGCTCCACCGTCACGAACGAGAACGAAATATTATATTTCAATCCCGCAGACGACTTACCGACGAATTCATAGCTGATTCGCTCGTTTCCGGCCACCTTGTAGCGATACCGCCACGGCTTATGTGGAATACTTGCGATCTCAAGCTCTCCCGTTGTTTGGCCCGCTGTCTCGAATTCGTATAATTCGTTACGTTGCGGATACATTTTGGTAATGTAAAAGCTATCCTCTCCCAAAATGTATCGTGTCAGCTCGTCCTTTTTATCAAAAAAGGCTTCCATCGTTTGGACGGAAAGCCTCGCTCTTACTTCGATCACTTTTTCGGCGTATGTTAGGCCGTCGAAGATCCGGCCATTGCGTCCTTTTACAGTACGCGTTGAAATATCCACGGTCGGGGACGAATCATCGACCGCGATATTATAAAGGCCAAGCTCGGATAGTTTCCGACTTTGGCCGTCTTTTTCGATTAATAAGTCCATCATTCACCCCTTACGCGAAATATTCATCTAACGCCTTCTTGCGGGCGTCTTTTTCTTTGACTGTGGTATAAATCTTATCACCGACAATTTCGTTGTGTACCTCGAATTTTTGATCTGCGAGTTGTGAGTTTTTCACTTCGTCGCTCAAGTCTTCGAGCGAAGAACGAACGCCCGAGCTTGTCACGCTCGCGCTTGTCGTCATTGTGCTATTGGTCTGATAATCTTGTTCCGTGATTGCTTGGGCATACTGACGCGCCATATCGTTGATGTCTGATACCCAACCTTTCATCCCGAGATACATACCTTCGCCCGTAAATCCACCGATTTTCTTCATCACTCGTGATGGTGAGTGGATATCAAGAGCAGAACGCATGATCGACGCGATACTTGAAGCAATGCTAAAGGCTAGCGCATATAACGACCCAGCCATTGAAGCAAGACCATTATACAAGCCGACGCCGGCATTGACACCGACGGCTGAAAGCGATCCGGCCAACTGACTAAACGTCGAAACAATGCTCGATCCGGCCGATTGTGCAAGGCTCACGGCCTTATTAAGTCCGGAGCTCATAGCTGACACGACCGCGTTCATTCCTTGTTTTGCAGCGTCCGACACGCCTTTAAAAGATTGAGTAAAGGCTGTCACTAATTGCTTGCCAGCTTGCGACGTCGCTTGCGAAATCTTCGTGAGCCCGGCTTGTACTGCTTGAGCCGTCGCATTCATTGAGTTAGTGACGGCCGTCTTCATTTGGTTATAATTGTTTGTTACTGCTTGCGACAATTGCGCGCTTGATTGTTGCGCTTGTTGCGTTACTTTGGCAAAGTCAGCTTGTGCATTGTTCGCCATCGTGTTTGTAGCGCTTGTCGCCCCCGCTTGCATTTGTTGGAAGTTGCTTACCACTCCAGAATTCGCAAGTTGAGCGTTCGTGGTTGCGGCTGTATTGACTCCCGCCGTGCTCGCGTTCGCGTTGTTCATCAACTGATTCAACTCGTTGGTCGAGTGAACATTCAATTGGTTGATGTTGCTTGTAACGCCCGAGCTCATTTGGCTCGTTTGAGCCAACGCATTTGCGTTCATTTGGTTAAAGGACGCGTCCGCATTTGAAGTAAGCTGTTGCATATTCATCGTGCCGTCAGCGTTCATCATACCAAAGTTTGTTGACACGCCTTGTTGCATAGTAGTCGTGGTTGTCATCGTACTATTCGCAAGGTTCATCATGTTATTCGATACGTCCGCGGTCATCGTATTCGTTGACGTGCTGACGTTCGCTTGCATTTGTTGATAATTCGTGCTGACGGTTGTATTCGCGGTTGTTGCGTCCGAGCTTACCTTCGCGGTCGTTTCCGAGCTCTTGTTCGAAATATGATCCGCTGTCGCTCCGATTGTCGCTTCTACTTTCGCTCCGCCTTCTTCGGACTTGCCCGTGATCCAATCCCAGATACCACCGAAGAAGTTTCCGATCGCGTCCGCAACACCCTTGAGAGCGTTTGGAATGAATTCGAGCAATGCTCCGCCGAAACCTTTGATAATATCCCAAGCAGCACCAACAATTTTAGGCAATCCGGTTATGATAGACGTTGCGAGTTGGACAATCAATTGCAAGCCGGCCATTGCGAGTTGTGGCAAGGCTTGAGCAAGTCCCATGATAAGCTGACCGATAATCTGCATACCAGATTGAGCGATCTGTGGCAAGGCATTGATAATACCTTGTACGAGCGTCACGATCAACTGAATACCACCTTGTAAGATAGCCGGTAAGTTGGCAAGAATCGTCTGGATGAATCCGACAATGACTTGCGTTGCAATTTGGATGATTGTCGGTAACGCTTGGACGATACCTTGGACGACATTCATCAAAATTTGGATACCTTGTTCAAGGATAGAAGGGAAGTTTGCTTGTAAGCTCGTGATGAAGTTTGTCGCGATCTGCTGTGCTGTTGTCAGTAATTGCGGTAAGTTTTGCAGAATTCCGTTCGTGATATTCACGAGCAATTCCATACCGATTGAGAGCAATCGTGGCAATGCTTGAAGCAATGTATCAACGAATGATCCGATGACAGTTATTGCCGACGAAATAAGCGAGCCCGCATTTTGGCCCACGCCTTGGACAAGGCTTGCAATAAGCTGAATTCCCGCGTCAACGATAACCGGGAACATTGTCGCGAATCCTTGTGCGAGTTTGGCGACTAGATCCGCACCCGAAGCAATAAGAGCCGGTAATTGACTAGTAATGCCACTTACAAGATTTTGAATGATCTGTGGCCCTTTTGTCGTCACCGTTTGAATCAACTGATCGATCTGTTTCCCAAATTGTTGGTTAATTAGACCAAGACCCGCAAGGACAAGTCCCAAGATAGCAGCCGGACCAATTGAAGCAAGGGCAATTCCCATCACGGTCGCGATCCCACTTGTCATCATGCTTAAAATGGACATACCTTGCGAAGCAGCTCCACCAAGAACTCCCGGAATTCCGGCAACTTTGCCAGTAAAACTAGTAATGAGGCCCCCGGCTGAACTAAACACACTTGACGCGATCGATCCGAGGCCCATTGTCTTTCTTGCAACTATTCCCATGACACCCGTCAGACTAGTTAAACCACGGACAGCCGGACCGAAGGCAAACGCGCCCACTAGCCCCGTAACTACCGGTTTGACTTTTTCCATTGTGCCCTTGAATTTTTGAGCTTGTTCATCGGTCATTTTCGTACCGTTCAAAAGCTGATTAAGAGCTGGATTCAAAGAATTTAAAGCGTCTAAAAAGTTTTGAAGGCCTTGAGAGTTGGACAGTTTATCGACTAGTTTATCGATCCATTTGACGAGCGTTGTTAGAACCGGTAAGACTGCCGTCCCAATCTTAATTTGGAGCGTTTCCCACGATCCACTCAAGGCTTCGACTGCCCCTTTTAAGTTGTTGAGCTTTTCAGCAGCAACTTGAGCAGCGCTCACTTTGTCGATGGCCTCTTGCATTTTATTCGCGCCATCTGCCCCCTCGTTCATCGCGATAGTTGCAGCACGAACCGCGTCCGTACCGAACATTGTCTTGAGGGCCATTTGTTTTTCTGCGTCAGTCAGATCCCCCAAGTGATCTTTCAAAACTTGCGAAATTTCTGCGAATGACTTGATCTTGCCTTCTGCTGTGAAGAACTTGTTCGCGCCGTCTTCGGTTATAATACCCAAGTCTTTCATTAAATTTACTTGCTTCTTGGTCTGCGGTTGCAGATTCATCAGCATTGTTTTTAATGATGTACCAGCGTCTGATCCTTTGAGCCCGTTTTGAGCGAATACTGCGAGGGCGTTTGTGGTATCGCGGAACGATAGACCAAGCCCAGACGCTACCGGAGCGACCATAGAGAGACCGTATTTCAGCTCGTGGACGTCTGTCGCTGACGCGTTAGCTGCTCCCGCGAGTTGGTTTGCTGCTTGTGTAGCCGTCATACCGTCCCGACGGAAAGCGTTCAATGCTGTTGACGTAATTTCAGCAGCTTCTTTTAGATCGAGCTCGCCCGCTGTCGCGAGGTTAAGGGACGCGGTAAGTCCACCGTTTAGGATGTCTTGCGTTGATACCCCGGCTTTTGCAAGCTCGCCGATTGCGTCGGCTGCTTCGGCTGCTGAAAAGGCTGTGTCCGCCCCGGCTTTAATTGCTGCGTCGTTGAATTTCTTCATCGTCGCTTCGCTTTCACCAGTAACGGCCTTGATGTTACTCATTTTAGCCTCGAATTCAGCAGCTTTCGAGACTGTGCTCTTGATTGCTTGCTTTCCAAGATCAAAGAGTTTATATGCAGCAGCCACTCCGAGAACTTGTTTCAGTAAGTTTGTTGACGCGCTCGCCGCTCTGTCTGTATGACTCACGATACCCGTCAACGCTCCGACTGCCTTTTGTCCGGCCGTCTGGAAAGCGTTCCCGAGCTTACCGCTTACGTTACTAGCGAGATTGTTCACGGACGATAACACCCGTCCACCGAAGGAATTCCGTACTCGATCCGCGAAGCTGTTAGCCTTGCTTGTCAAGTTGGTAAACATACTAGACCATGACGAGTTGATCGGATTGAGAACTTTCTGCCCGAGGGCGCTTGTGATTCGTCCCGAGATCCCTTGGACCTTCGCTTCGAAGCTCGCAAGATAGCTCGAAATGCCGTCAAACGCTGTCTTATATGGTCCGCTCATATTCTTCGCGGAATTCGCGAAAACTGTACCGATAGAGTGCACTTTTGAACTGATACGCTGTGCCATGGAATCGACACTATTCGCCAACTCCGCAAACGCGCTCTTTGGTGATTGTATAGCTTTCGAAATATCGAAGCTAAACGCTTTTTTTAACCCTGAATTAACTTTTGAACCGAAAGACGTGAGATCGCCTTTCATCGCACCGAATACACTTCTTACTTCGTTAGATAAGCGAATGAAGCCTTTTCGAATCGGGTCGGGCAATTTTGCGCCGATATTCGAAGCGATACGTTGAAGCTCACCGATTGCGATTTTAACGCCACCGGTTAGGCCTTGAGCAATTTTCGAGCCCGATGATTGATTGCTTTTTGCGAGCCGATTCATCAGCTCACCGACTTCGCGGATCATCTGATTCGCGCTTTTTGACGCCGATTGCGCTGCTGTTTCGAACGCTTTCTTCGTCGCGCTTACGACTTCGGCCATGGCCTTATCGTATTCTGTCAGATCCGCACCAATTAGGGCCGAAATTGATCCATCGAATGCCATCGCTACACCTCCTTTATATTATTTTCTGTTTTGGAAATGCTCGTTTAATCTCTCGATTTTCGCGATCAAGTCCTTTCTGTTTTCAATTTGTTTTTCTTTCTGTGGATCAAACAAGCGTTTGATCTTGTCCCGATCCTTTTTCTTGCTTAACTTGCTGATCTCCGCTTTTTTCGCGTTTAACGTATAGCGAAGATTAAAGGCGAGCTCAACAAGATTTTCTCGCTCTTCAATAGCGCGATAATAAAGCCCTTCGCGGATCGCGTCGAGCTCTCTTTTCGTGCATGAATAGATTATCCTTGTGTCGGTCAATCCTAAGCGAGCGCACTCGATTAGGACAACGCGTTCTTCATCCTTCCAATTTGTGCTTCCGTTTGCTCGATCTGGAATTGGGCTGTCGCTTGGTCTTCCGCTGTCTCGGACTTCGCTTTCAAGTATTTCAAGGCCAACTCGAGCTTCTCGATATACTTCGAAACTTTTTCGTTGAAAAAACCTGAATCCACCATTTCTTCTTCGATAGCTTTAAAGATAGGCTCGGTATTCGTAGCGTCCATTTCTTCCAACTTGAGAGCGATCGCGCTCAAGGCTTCCTCGTCTGATACGGCTTTCGCTTTTTTGCTCGCGCATAGCTTGATAAGATCCACTAGAGCAGAATCGTTACGCTCAACAACGCGAAGGAAGAGAGCACCTACGCCGTCCTCATTTGGTTTGCCGTTGTCGTCACGAGTTGAAAGCTCTTTGTTGACCTTGAACATGAGCATATAATCAAACTTGATCTCGATTGCACGGCTTCCTACTGTAAATTCCATTGTAAAACTCCTTTTTTATAAAAAAATAAAAGCAAAAGGGCTTTCGAGGCCCTCTTGCTTGAAAAATTAGCGTGTGATGTTGTTGTAATCGCCGGTTGTTTCGCCCGGATTTTGGTATTCGTAAACGTCGTTCAACATTGCAATTTCTTCTGTTGAAAGTGGGAATTTACCATCACGAAGACGACCAACGATACCCACGGTATAGCTCAACTCAACGAAGCCATCAACTGCGTCGTCGAATTCGATATCGTCGGTGATCTTACCATATCCGAATTGTGCCGGATAAGTGTCTTTGCCGGTTGATGTTTCTTTCACGCTTTCATCAACGACCACACGCCAGATTTTTACAGATTCACCTGTTTTCTGCGCGTCAATAATGACTTGTACTGATGGATCTTTAGGCGCGAAATATTGAGACAGCTCGATAGAATGCTCGTCGGTTGCTTTCTCAAGCAAACGCCCTTGTTGTGTCTGCTCGTCAATGTACTCGCCACCCATTGTGGTAGATCCATCTTTGCGGTAAGCCGGAAGCATTGCTCCCGTGCCTTTTTCTGCGTGGATTGATTGAATAAAGTAAAATACTTTTTTACCTACGACCGGCTTCGCGATCGTAATTTTAATTTTTGCTTTGTCTTCTGCTTCACCCATTGATTAAGTGCTCCTTTTTAAAATATTATTTCTGTTAAATTAATAACGATATGATAGACCTCCCGGCCTATTGAGTCATCTTTCAAGACAGTTGACGCCATCCGATTATTCCGACCGATTCGTCTGATTGCTTCTGATCGCACTCTCTCGACTCCTCCGCGACTTTCGTCGTCCGGTAAGAAGATATCTATCTGGACGCTTAAATCCTCGATTATAAGCCCCGTCTGGACCGTTTTCGATGTGTCCGAGCTCGTTTGCCCGATCACCAAAAACGGCTCGAGTACGTTTGGATCTGGAAGGTTGAAATAGATCGGAATATTCAACGGCTTCAATTTCTCGCGCAATTCCGCGAGTGTCTTGATTGAAGGTGCTTCAAATTCCATGGATCACCTCCTAAACATTTTGCGAAGATTTTTAAAAAGAACTTCGCTTTCTTCTTTGACGGCCGGCCCGAGGAATGGTTGAGCCTTCATCTTACGCGTTCCGAGCTCGACATAGACCGAATAACCCGCCGGGGACGTTACTTTGTACCGTAACATACCGACCCGAGCAACAAAGATTCCGTTTCGCATGAATCCGGTATCGACTGCTGCTTTTATTTTGGCTTTTCGTTCCACTCGCAAGGCCGATCTGTGCAATTCAGCACTTACGGCTCGCCTCGCTTGCTTCGGCTTATTCTGGACACGTCGGATAAACTTGTCTAGCCCCTTGACTTTATATGAAAAACTCATAAGTAAATCACCGTACTATTATGATGATATCTCTTGCCCTTGATTTTCATTTTCTTGCCCTTGTAAATGACTTCGGAAAAATCCCGATGGACACCTTGCAAGTGCAACTTGAACGCGTCAAAGTCGTACTTACCAAAGAGTCCCATCATTTCATAGTTGGACATAGCATTGCGCATACAAGGAACAGGGAAGCTCTTTTTCTTCTCCACCTTGTCCAATAGCTCGTCCGTTGGGCGTTTCTCAAAAATCAAGGTTACGCGGTCATTATAGATCATACACGCGCCCCCTTAAATGAATCTAGCGATCCCACGGGCGCGATGTTTCACCGCGAGGCCTTCAAGTACGGCCTTATTATCATCTGTTAGATAGCCATCCTCCCAAGTAAAACTCCGGCCTTCTTCGCTGTCAGCGGTTGCGCCTTCCGAGTTTAGGCGGTTGAATCGACTGACAGCCACGTCACGAAGGATATACGCCACCGTTTCGGGCAATTCCTCAAGGGGAGAATCAGAAAAGCGGTTGACGTAAGCGATCATACGCTCGAAGCTATCCCGTACAATAAGGGCCAATAAATCGTCTTGTTCCTGATCGCTCTTTGGAATTCCTTTCAGCAAGCGAATCTCTTCCGTTGCTCTCTCTAGCTCAATAGCTGCCATCGTTCACCTCCTAATTAGGCTGCTACTGCTGCCGGTTTTTCGATTGTTGTTTCAACAACGCCTTCTGGAATTTCAGCAAAAAGAACGTTTGCTCCGAAGAAAACAGACTCGAAAGTAAGATTCTTCAACGCACGGTCGCGAGCTACTGCGATAAGTCCGGTTTCGTCTGTGAAGTCCGCAAACAATCCGCCAAGATCACCAGTCGCAACGTTCAAGTTTGCAAACACCAAGATTTCAACTGCTGTCGTGTAGATCTTACCTTCTGGTACACCGTTCATTACAATAACGTTTTGCATACCCAAGAAGTTTTTGAGTAGAGTCATACCGAAGACGTTAGAAGCGTTAGCACCTACGCCGGCATTTCCAAGGTATTCAGCAGCGTCAACTGGATTCACGAAAGTAACGATTGGAGAGCCTTCAAATTCGTTGAAAGTTGCGATTTTTGCCCACGCTTGAGCAAGCGCACCTTGCAAGCCTTTGCCTTTGTTTTTAGTCGGGTTTGCTTTCAAGAATGTAAAGAATTGCTCTTTAATTCCGTTTTGGATCTCGCGCATAAGACGAGTATCTGCTTCTGTGATCGCTACTGACGCACCGTGGCGAGCGATTGCTTCTGCTGATACGGAACGACGTTTCTTGAACCAAGCGACTTCGTATGCTTGCGCTTTTGCACGAACCATTTGAGAAAGTGGAATGTCTTCACCTTCTGCCGGGTTGGTTGCGTTTACGTCCGCGGTCCATTTGTAAGTTTGGATCTTGAGATCACTTGTCAATTCTTGACGACGTGTGACACCGAGAAGTGTCAAAAGATCGTTGATGTTTTTTGAAAATTTGTTGACAAAATCAATGGACTTAATTTCGCCCAGATTCGCCATTGTTGTAAGTTTTGCTTCAGCCATATTCTAGCCCTTTCTGAATAATTGAATATTTTCTGCGATTGCGCGTTGACGCTCGTCGTCATTTTCAATCGCCATGATATCCTCTTTCGTAAGCCCATTAATAGCTCCACGACGAGGCGCGCTCTGTACTAAGCGTTCATTGACGCGTTTTTCAACTTCCTTGTCAAAAACATTTCGTAAGTCAGAAATTTTCGCTTTGACTTCTTCGGCGGTTGGAGCGAGAACGTGTCCGAGGAATTCTTGCGGAAGGCCTTCTTCCACTAGCAACGCCATAGTTGCCATTTTCATTTCTCGTTCTGCGATTGCTTGCTCGCGCTCTTCAATAGCCTTGATTCGCTTCGCTTCCTCCTCTTTGGCGCGTTCGTCCTTGGTTAGCTTCGCGAGGCGTTCACCTTCGCTCTTTGCAAGCTCAAGGGCTTCGGCTTGTTCCGCTTCCCAACTTGCGCGAGCCTTGGCGATCTCCGCTGCGACTGCCTTCCCAAATTCGGCGCGTGTGAAGGTACGCTCTGACTTCTCTTGCTTGGTCTCGACTTGTTCTTCTTGAGCGACGTCTTTCTCAAGAGCTTCGGTCTCGACGGTTGCTTGTGTATTTTCTGACATAATTTTCCTCCGACGGTTACGCCGTCACTCGATGATCTCGCTTTACGTCCGGCGACGAAACAATGCAGCTTTTAACGTCCTCCGCATAGTCTGGACAACAAAAAAAGCGGTCTATTCCCGCTTGTCAAGATACCGGATCACCTCCGATCTATTTTGTGTGTTTCTTTATCGCTGTGATGATTCCATCGATCAGTCCGGCAATGATGGACCATCCCACCAAGACCAAGACAGCAAGACAGATCAACCCGGCGACAAACGAAACAAGATCCCAAATACTAATCATTCGTCCTCCTCTCCTATTTCTCCCGCGTCCGGCATAATCGTCGAACGGCAATTATAATGAAAAGGCGGGATCGTGACTCCGACCTCCGCGTCCTCGAGTTTATACAATTTGTCCTCTTGCGCGATATTCCGGCAAATTTGAGTCGTTCGATCGTCTAGCACGACCAAGATCCGATAGTATTTCAAGCCTTCGCGCTTGTATCGCTTGATCGTCGCACGATTGACGACGGCCGTTGCGTCTGTCAGGATCAATGTTTCTGCTCTGGACCGTGCCACGTTAAATTCTTTTCGAATCTCACGGGCCATTTCTTGCGGGCTATCCCCCCGAATAAAGCCTTGACGGAATACCTTTTTGAGACTTTCTGCAAGGGTGTCCGTATTCCCCCAAAGTTGCGCGGAATAGTTGCGACCGTTGAATGGCGTCTTGATAACTTCTTCAAACGCCGGCCGGTTGATTGCACCCGCACGGCCACCGACTGACTTACGATAAGCGTATTCTGCCACGTCATAGAGATATTTTTCGAAGCTCTTATGCAATGCCCCGGCTAGTACACCGGCACGATAGACGGCCTCTGAATTGAGCACTTGGAGACGCACCGCCCGAGCTGACGCGTATTGCTCGTTTAATCGGCGCAAGAGCTCGGGATCTTTCTCCGCTTGCTCTCGATACCGTCGAGCGTTTTCTGCGTAATCGCTCAAGTCCTCGCCTCGAAGACGCTTCATTGCGTCTTGATAGCTGATCTCGTGGTCTTCCGCGAAACGTGTATAGAAGTCAAATACTGACTTTTGAAGGCTCACGGATTGCTCACGATAGATCTTTTCCATTTCAGCAAAGAAATTGATATCCTTTCGATCGACATATTCGAAAATCTCACGGGCTCGATCTGTCCAATATCGATCATGATCCTCGAGGATTTTCAGATTCTTCAACTTGTTTGTCATCTGTCACCTCTCCGTCTTCTTGATCTTGCTTTTCAAAACGTGGCAAGACTTCGAGTTGTTCTTTGGCTTCGTCCTTCAAACGCTCGAGCTCGACTTCTGCGTCGATTCCCGTTACTTGATTCAAGATCTCGAAGATTGTTTGCTCGCTCACGATTCCGTACAAGGTGCGGACCATTTCAACAATCTCTTTTTCGTTTTGCGGAATATTCGGACGGAATACGATCGCGGTCTCGTTGATAAGCTCGTAAGCTGTGCTTTCGTTCCCTTGGATCTTCCAAATATTGACCGCTAGACGCAACCGTCGCATAAGCCCAGCTTCAAAGAGATCTTGTTGTTGTTCGCGATAATTATCAGCAGCCATCAACTTATACTTCATGGATTCGCCCGATTGAACGCCTCCGAAGTTGCTGTCCAAAGTGTTTGGCGTGAACGTAAACCGCAAGATATCATTCACTAAACGCTCTTTGTACGCTTCCGCTCCCTTGCTATCGTATTGCTTAATGAGATAGCTTGCGTCTGGCGCTGACCCTCCCGGATTCGGATTGTCGTCCAAAATAAGCACTTGAGCGCGCTTGTACGCCATGGACACCCCGAGGCGACCGTTTGGATTGATTCGTCCATCGTCAAAGAAGTCCTTCTCGTCCGCTCCCGTGTACGGGTTGCCCTTAATCAGCAAAATTGCGTCGTTGCTGTTTTGTTGGAAGTTGGCGAGCTCTGACTGTGACAAGTCGTAAGCGTCTATATTGTCCAATACTGACTCATACGATCCGAGGCGCTCTTCGTTGTTGCTGTACTCGTTGACTGGTACGCCGTGGAAGAAATGCTCTTGCTCGTCTTTGAGCTTCATCCCGTCGCTCTTCTGTGAGCTCCACTCGTAAGTATAGACACGATCCGCTGTATATACCTTGATGATTGTCTTTCGTTTCGCGTCTCCATAGTCAACGTCGTAATAATTGACACCCATCAGCGAATTCTGCTCGTAAGTGTCGTCGTAAATAACGAACGTTTGCTCGGGGCTCAACTTGTACAACTTCACCCAAGCGACACGATCGCGCTCCGTAACAGTCAAAAGCTCATAGGCCCGACCATAGACGCAAAGATCCTTCTTGATTGACGAGTTGTGTTTCTTCTCGTTGTTCTTTGCGGAGAATACCTTGATATTCTCAAGCACCACGTCGTCTTCGTTCTTGTATTCGACCGGATTCCCAAGCATGTAACCTTGTTCGAACATAGTTATATACTTTGCAAAATCGCTCGAGATTCGGTTGTCCGCCGCTGTTGAGTCTTTCTTGTCTGGTCGATACTTGATATTATTGTCGCCCTTGTAATAGCGTTTGAGCTCTTGTAAACGTGGCAATTGCTCTTTCTTGTGCCGATTGACATATCGCTTCAATTGCTCAATCCATACGCTCGACGCATAATCGATGACTGCAAAGTCTTCGGTCATCATAAAAAAATGATCGTTCGCACGTTCTCCGAAACGCGTTCCTTTTAAAAAATTAGTAACCAATTTTACCTCCCGAAATAATATGACGCGTTCTTCATTCGTTCTTGTACTGACTTACTTTGCAAGATACGATCTTGTAACGCGTACCGAATCGCGTCGATACAATGGTTGTATGAATCGACGGGCTCGTTTATGTATTCATTTGTTTTCTTGTCTTTCTTCCATGTATAATTCTCAAGCTCTTCGATCAACTTCACACAACGCTCGTCAACCACCCAGTCATATTGTAGAAGATATTGTATTCCTTGCATGATCCCGGTCCTTTCTGCACGTCGATCACTCGAGGGATTCCCGAATTCCGTAGCTCTTGATTCGACTTCTTTTCCGCCGAATCTGCCCGGATCGGCTCTTTTGCATACCCAAGGGACTTGATAGCTTCTGCGATCTTGTCGTTCGTGAGCCCTTTTCTGACATATTCCTCAACGACGTATAGCTTGCGATTCTGATCGTCTATTCGGACGTGTAAGAAAGCGCTCGGGTCGTTGATGAATCCATAGTCCAAACCAAAATAGGCCGGCAAGTGATCCCACTCGGACGGGTTGAGAAGACGCTTCTCGTACTTTGGAAAAACGAGTTTATCAAGCGTTGCGAATTCACCTAAAGCATATATTTTGTAATAGGCTTCATTCCGGCTCGCTAGCTCCTCAATATTCTCTCTCGTGATATCGTCAAGAAAACGATTATCCTTGTATGTCGTTTGATAGACGACCGTATTCTTCGGCGTCTTGACAAAAAACGCATTATATACCCAATTGACTTTCGACACTGGGTTAAACATTAGGAAGATCTGTCTCTTTTTGTGTTTCTTATCCCGTAACCGTAGCGTCAACTGTGTATAATCGTCAAGCGTGAATTCCGAGGCCTCTTCCATCACCACGTCAGAAATGCCCTTAATGGACTTGATTTTCTCCGGGTTGTCTAGCCCTTTAAAAATAAATTGAGCCCCGTTTGGGAGCTCGATCCGATATGCTGAATTATTGACCTTGCACTTGTCGAGCAACTTCCAAGTCTCGAGACATTGCTTCACGTCCTCGAAAATCGAGTCATACACCGTCGCCCCGACTTTGCGAAGAAATAAGACCTTCCGTGGATACTTCCAATCTTGACACGCCTTGAATACAACCTTCTGGATCACCCCGTGACTTTTACCACTAGAAGCACCGCCATAATGCACCTCGGTAAAGGTATCGTAGTCTGTCAGCTTGTCGTAGATATGCTTGTTGAAGACACGGCTTGGATAGTTGAATTCGATCTTGATCCGTGGTTTAGTCGTCGTCATCCCACTCACCCACTTTTATTTCGATTGTCCGTTGAGTGATCTCTTGCTTGTCAACAAATAGTCCGAACCGTTTCCCAAGATCAACCGCTGCACTTCGTCGTGTTGATACGTTCGGGACAGCGTTCACGACTTTTTGAGTCCCTTCACCATCCAATACCAGAAGGGGCTCGGTCACTTCGCCACGCATAACGGACGTAAGGAATTCAAGGACCTCTTGTTGATCTGCGACACGTTCCGACTTCAATTTCTCAAGTCGCTCGTCTATATAGGCTTTTACATTAGGATTTGTTAGGAGCTGGCTTGCGCATACTCTGGCTGTCGCGTCCTTCTTAACGTTCGGATAAGCCTTTTTATATGCCTGTGTAGCATTAAGCGAAATGATATATTCATCTGCGAATTTCTGTTGTTTTTCCGTCATCCCATCACAACGCACCCCCTTTCATCGGTTATTTTTGGGAAAACAAAAACAGCTCCGGAGTAAGTGAGAGCTGCTTTTGAAGAATGGAAAGGTTAGACAAGGTGAAATGAAGGTAAAACCTTGTCGAAGCGGACGGGCGGAATCGAACCGCCTTGAAAATAAAAGTTAGGAGACCCACGAAAAAATGCTTACTGGTGTTTTTGGTATTTTTCAAAATGAAACGCCTGTCGTCCGCGATGAAGATTGTCGTTTCCTTCAATCTTCCGATAATACAATTTTACCACCTTTTTTTCGACACTTTTCCCACATTTTAGGCCCTTTTTAGAAAAATACTTGTATATTTCTTTTCTAGCCCCTCGAAAAACGGTTTAATGATATTCCGATAGACTGAATTCTTTGACATAAAGAGCTCGAGCGCCACCCCTTCGACATTTTTCGATCGTGTCACATAGAGCGCCTTGATTGCCTCCCAACTCGAGGGAGCGCACTCGCTCGTGTATTCTGTGATGGCTTCTGCGAGCGTATAGAGTCGAATCAACTCCGGATCGTTTTCTTTGAGAATCACGTTCTTTAAAGCCTCGGGTGTGTTAGACGCCGATTTACTCTTAATAAACCAATTCTCGTCGAAATTTTGATAAGGGAAAGTGATCTCCTCGATCCGCTCTTTTATCTCTTTATCGAACGGATAGCGTCGAAGCGCGTCGATCAGATATCCATATCTTGTTTCAATTCTCAAGCTCCCCTCCTTTCTAGCTTGTAGCTATTTACTTTTCTTTTTCGTAAACGTCAAAGACGCCTCTCTTGTGACTGTTTCGAAATTTCATCGCTTCGGCTTTTGTTTCAAATTCAAATTACTCGAATTTCGTCGAATGATTGCAATCCCAACGTGTCAGCTTGTCATACTTTCTCACAATATAGACTTTCACATTATCCCCCCACGCCGTTACGATTAGCAGCCTCTTGCAATTCTTGGGCCACCCTCGAGTTGTATTCGGCGTTTAGCTTATTTATTATAGTATCTTGCATTTTGTCCCGTTCATTGCTCTTTTCGATTGAGCGATCATGCTCCTCGACTTTGAGTTGTAATTCTTTCGTTCGTTCTTCGAGCGTCACGATCCGAGCGTTCATGTTAACGCAACAAACGACGAGCACGATCACGAGAGCTGCAATATTCAAGATCCCGAGTAAATGATGTTTCATTTTT